ATGCCTTTAATGAAGCTGCACCAACACCAAGTAAAGGCAGAGTTAATGACTGTGTCATAGTGCTGCCGATGTTCTGCATCTGTGAACCAAACCTTGACATACTACGCTCAACCTTGCCAAGTTCTTTCTCAAGATTACTTACATCAATGCCAAGTTTTAAATTCAGTTTACCTAATGCCATTATCTACTCTTTATCCCATTTCTCAAAAATTGACTTGTCAACTTCTGACAAACTTCTTTTAGTTGGTTTTACGTTATCTGTCTCCCAAGGAAATTCAATCAAATCTTTAGGCTTAATTGATTTGCCTTTTGCCGTATGAACATTTAATAAAAGTGTTGTCTGCCACCTGGCTCTTTCCCACTCCAATTGCTGCTCTATTTCAAATTGTTTATTATAACCTTGCATGGCTATAATAACCTCTCTTAGTGTCATCTCATAGTATTGCGGAGGGGAAAATCTTAATACTCCAAAGCAAAAACGCTCAATATAATCAAGCGTTAATTCTGCTCCTCCGCTATCTCGTTTTTTCTTTCTGGATCTTCTGGCACTGAAATCTCATTTGTTATCAGCTCCGTTATCCTGTTTATTCCTCCCTTATCTAAATCTACTAAGTCGCAAAACTTTTCTAAGGTATATGGGCACTTCTCTCCCTTTGCCTTGTAACCTGCCTGTACACCTGCAAAGGCAAGTTCAAGAGCAAATAGGAGGTCTTCGCCAAGTTGGGAGAGGTCACTTAGCTTAAGATTCCTCTCCCGTAAAAATGTACCTAACACGAACATACCAAACTTAACTGGTATGTCCGCATTAGCTATTTTTATTGTTTTCATGTTAGGTAATTTTTAAATTATGCTTTTGTTGTCTTCACGATTGCACCTGTCACCTCAAAGGATGCAGAGTAGCTTGTATTTTCTTCCACTGCGGCATTAAGGTCTAATGATGTACAGATAGCAGACATTGTAAACACATTGTCACCTTGTACGTCAGTAGTAAACTTAATAGTAAGCGCAGTACCACTAATTAAATCGGTAAATAGATCATCAAACAAGTAGTTTGTAGATGAATCACCAGGCCCGGCATACAGTGCCTCTGTTGACAGTGTGCCAGATAACTGACCCTTCTTTACTTCTCTCCATCCTCCAGCTGCTGAATCCTTTGTTAAGATTTCACGCATAGCTGCGGAGATGTTCATTTGGCAGGATGTAGCATAACCAATAGCAGTGCTATCTTTGTATAACCTCATCAACGTACCGTTAATTATTCCAGTTGTTGCCATTTTATTATTTTTTAGCTTTTGACAAATCTATATTAACATCTATTTTTTCCAATTCATTCTCATGCTCAAAATATTCCATAGGCATTGGCACAGGAATATAAATAGGTTGAGGTGCCTCTTGCACTTGTTTCTCTGGCATCTGCTCAACTACAAAGTCATCATCAAGATGCTCGGCAATGCCATCGGCAACAAGCTGCGCTCCAAAGTCGGAAAGGAAAACTCCTGTTGCTCCGACTGGCTTTCCGTTCCAAGTTTTTATTAATCTTAGTTTCATAATTATCGTTTCATTCTTGCCATAAAATCAACTGATGTCCAATAAACATTTAATGTAGGATTGTAAACATTTGATTCGCTGGACATATATTTAATCGTTTGAACACTTATACCGTTTACTGTGCCTACAAATCTATCTAAGCTATTTCTGATGTTGTTTGCAAGCTCTTGCGTACTATCATAACTTTGAGTGTAGCAATCAACTTGAAATTGCACCTCCTCCAAGTTACTTTGTCCATCCTTGTAATCAACGGGAGTGGAGTTTACAATAGTGTAAACACAGAAAGGATATTGCACATCTTGCGGTGTTAAGTCTGGATATATCTTTTGCCCTACAATAGCTATGACTGTTGGCTCTGCGCTTAACCTTCCGTATATTACCTTTCCTATCATTCCCAAAACTTTTTAGGGTACATCTTAACTACTTCCTTTGCCTCTGCTATCATCTTTGGATAAACAACAGATGCAGACATAGTTTTTGCTTTTAAGACTATCTTTTGCCTCCATGCTTTTGCAGATCCGTAAACCATGTGAGCGTAAAAGCCATCGTATTTTTGTTCACTATTTAAAGTAGAACCTATTGGCTGTGGAATGTAATGAGGCCCTATTGCTCCATTGTTCCACTTGTATTTTTTTAGTAATTGGCTTAAACCTTTTACAGACCTTTGGAGATTGCCAGGTTTAACTATATACCTATACTTACTATTACCATCAGACTTACCTATACCTTTGGCAAACGTACTTATTTTGTGTTCTTTTTTAGACACAGGAATAAGCGACTTATATACATTTATTGCAGCAGGCATTGCGGCATTAATAACATCCATTCTTTTATCAACTGTTATATTTGATAAGATGTCATCTAATTCAAGAACGCATTCAGCCAAACCATTAGCAAACAAGCCTCTTCTCTTAGCACCTGTTCCGCTTGATTTCCTTAGTCTTGATATTTGGCTCTGCGTGATGTAAGTCATAGTAAAATATTAATTAGGAGAACACCTAAGCATTCTCCTAATATTTAGGCAACTGTTAAAGTTAATGCAGATACGTTAAACTTAACTTCATCACCAGATGCAATAGTTTTTGCAGTTGTTAATTGACCAAAGAAAAGTAAATTACCAGATGCAGATGCGTCCCAAACAGTAACGTGAGTAGCAGATGCCGTAGCCGTTGCACTTGATGTAATAGTAAAAGCACTCGCATTTGTGATTGTACCAGCATCTCCAGTTCCTCTTGTCCATGACCCTGCGCCACTCGCAATAGATGTTCTTGCCGCAGTTGCAATTACAATAGGAGTACCTCCTAATCCTGTGTCTGTCGGATTACCATTATACAACTGCACAAAAGTTGCCGTTGGAGCAGTCATTGATGTTCCTGCAATCCATCCTGTTATTTGGTCTTCCAAATAATTTGAAAAAGCCGCCATAGTTTATTAGTTTAAATTATTTAAAATTAGTTCTCTCTTTTTGTTTGTCTTGTCTACTCTAAGCACATCGTTCAAATACTCCCTCCCCTCCTTCACTATCGCCTCTCTGTCAAAGTCCTTATTTTTTACTGCCTCCATAACATCGCCAAAGTTATCGTACTTTATTACACCTGGTATATTGTACTCTGGTATGCCCTTTGGTGCAATCGTTACTCCGCCAGCGACTAACATCTCAATGGCAAATATATTACTCTTTGCAAAGTTGAAATCGTTTTTGAGTAACGGAAATAATCCATAGTGACATTGGCTATTATTTAATGTTTCAAAGTAGCCAAAGAGTGAACTATTCCATTCCTTGGTTTTTACCTTTGGAAACAAGTGAGCCATAATAAAATCTTGTATGCCCAGCATGGCAACATCGCAGCTCTCATCTTCCGCTAACTCATTTATATAACTTGCAATGCTGCCAATGTCATCCAGGTGATGCATAGAGCCGCGCCAAATAAATCTTATTTTATCTTCTATTTTAGGTACTGGCATGAATGGCTGTATGATTGGATTCCATCCGTTATTTATAACAGTGCTTGCAATGCCTTCGTGATAAGGCATATAATACTTTTGCAAGGCATCGGTAGAATAAATAATATGGTCAGCAAAGCCAAAGCAATCCTCCACCGTTTTTCTCATTGCCTCATGGCTTAGTCCAAGGTGTGCCGGATTAGTCCTTGTTGTTTCGTGTAGATTATCGTCATGGTCAATAATAATCTTCTTACCCATTCTCTTACACTCTCTTAGCATCTCAAAGTATGCCATGCCATTAGGAGACTTAGCCACTACAACATCAACATCCATTAAATCATACCACTTTGCCGATTCTATTGCAAGGTATCTTATATCATGCCCCATGTAGGCATAGCAGCCAACCGTGCGGTAAAAGTCGGTAGCAGGAGAGTTGATGTTTGTAAAAATGGCTATTTTCATCGTGTTAGGTTTATTTCTATCCAGTTGCCTGTTTCCTCATTCCATTGGTACATTTTACCATCATTTGGATAAGGTATTGGTGATTGCCAAAGGCAACTATCTTCGTTCAATGTCCAAGATGGGAAAGGTTTAGGAGGGATAAAAGCATCCCTAATGCTATCGTAATAGTAACCTATTCCTGCATAGTTTTTTCTAAATGCCTTACTTTGGTCTTGGCTTGGTGTGTTGTTGTCGGCTTGATAATGAATGCCTCCGCGAGTATTGTAAGAGGTGCGCTTACATATTTTATTAGTAAAATTACCGTACCAAATCTCCCAACTTTCAGATGAACCTCCAACCATTACACCATTATCATTTTGGTATATACCTTCATCAACACCAGATATAACTGACGTTACAATATTATTTTCATTAAGAAATGCGTAATATGCCATATTATTTTAACTAAATGATATATTTCCCGTGCCATTAGTTATTACCTTATAACTATAACTTCCATCAGTTCCTGTTGCATCAGCAGTTAATCCCGCTCCAACCGTAATAGTTGCGCTTGATGTTAACCATCTTACTATTACAACGCCTCTACCTCCATCTCCTCCATTTCCTGGAGAATTATTTCCACCGCCTCCACCGCCACCAAAATTAATAGTACCGTTTGAACCAGCTCCAGTTTTTGAGCCATTACCACCGCCACCAGTACCACCATCTCCAGCTGTTCCACCACTCCATGAACCACCACCACCGCCACCACCACGAGTTATTGCACTTCCAGTTATAGATGATGATTTACCGTTTCCACCATTACCAGAAACTAAACCATTATTTGCTGCGCCTCCGTTATTTGCACCGCCACCTCCACAAGAAGCGTCATCATTAGCACCTCCTGTCCATGTGCCACCATTATTTCCTTCTGAAGGTGAGTAATTTCCTTGATTGCCTAATCCGCCATTTGCCGTTCCACCACCAGTATTATTTGCTGCTCCACCGCCACTACCACCATTTGCTCCTGATTTATTTGTTGTCCTTGAACCACCACCACCACCACCAGTTGATGTATTTATTAAAATAGAATCAGAACCTTTACCTCCTTGTGCATCGGTACTTGCGCCTGTACCTCCACCACCAACTGTTACTGAATAATTTTGATTTTTATTTAATGTTTGACTAACAAATTCTCTATATCCACCAGCACCACCTCCACCACCAATATTTCTTCCCCCACCACCACCACCAGCAACTACAAGGTAATCAACCGATACAGTTGCCGCAGCCGCAGTAACATCAGCCGTCACCGTTGCCGCTCCAGTTACGCTTGCCGCCAAGGTTGCCGTTCTTAAAAGACTTGCATCTGTCACAGAACCAGAAGCCATTAATGATGATACAAATGTAACTCCGATACCTGCCTCAACGCTTGTCTGTGCTGTTGCAGTCATTTCTGCAGAGATAATCCTTGTTATCTGTGCGTCAACCGTTGTTTCAGCCGTTGCATTTAACTCGGCATTGACTGTATAGGATAATGTAGCATCTGCCGTAGTGTTAGCCGTAGCATTTGCAGCTGCGTTTACTGGTATGGTTAACTGTGCTGTACTTTGTGTGTTAGCTGTAGCCGTTGCACTTGCCTCAATAACTTTGGTAAGTGTAGCGTTTAATTCTGTCGTTGCGCTTGTGCTTGAACTACTTTCTAATGTAACTGTGCGCTTAATTTCAGCAGCAAGAGTGCCTAATCCTGTTAAAGATGCATCTACACTAACTAAGCCTTGTGTAACAACATCAACATCAGCAGATGTCGTAGCACTTGCATTTAATGTACTTAATAATGTTTTGCTCACTAAAGCATCGCTTACTAAAGTAGCATTTGCATTTAGTGTACTATCTATATTTATAGCTTTAGTTACTGCAGCAGCTAAAGTGCCGTTTGCGCTAACATCGCTATTAATTGGTATCACTTTTGTAGCATTGGCAGAAAGATTGCCAGATGCAGAGAGAGAAGCCTCAACCAAGACTTGACCTTGCTGGCTCACTGTTAATTCAGCGTTTGTCGTTGCTATGGCATTCATTGCAGCAAGGACATTGTGTATCACTTTAATATTAGATGATAAACTGGCATTGGCTGAAAGAATGGCAGCAACGGAAACACCGGTAATAATGTAAGAGTCGTAGAACTCGCCTTGAAAACTTATAAATCTTCGATCGTGACTTACCTTTATATTCCTTACTTGATATAACTTCTCATTCCAAATAATACGACTTTCTTCGTCTATGCCTGTCGTATATCTTATAGTAAAGTCGCTAATATTTTTAGCAGTATTCTTACCATCTATTACCGTTTCATTGGATGGAGGTAACTTGCTTTCGGCATTCGCCCAAACGGTAGTTAAATCTGCCCATGACTCGGAAGCATAGCCTGTGTCTGATTTTGAACGTGTGACATTTTGGATAGTAATCCTGTCACGCATTCGACCAATAATTTCATTTTTATTATACTTCATTTAGAAATATTGTACGCGATATTGGTCTAATAAATATTGAGATGCCGTAGGTAATTTCCTAACGTAATCTTGTCTATTCTCGTAGGTATCGGCTATCATTAATAAGATAGCTTGTCTTATTTGGAATGGCACACCGCTACTTTCGGTGTCGTATCCAGCCGTGTAAGTAATCGTAACATCGTTTATATTCCCGTAAAGTGTAGGCCATGTTTTTCCGTAAGCAAGAGATAGCCGTGCTGGTTTACTAAAGGTGTCAACGACATACTCTGTCGCTGCAAAGGTTTGCGTAGTATTTTGGCTGTCTGCGTACTGGAAATTAGTAACGGCAATAACTGGAGATACACTAAGGTAAAGAGTCGGATTAGATAACCTATCAAATTTCTCCGTTATTGTTTGTGTAATTAATGCTTGATTCAAATAACTCTCTGCCACCATCCTTGCACCTTTTATAAGAGTATTTAACATTGAATCTTCGTTTGAATCATCAATCTTTAAATAGCTTTTAACCTCGGCAAGAGTCCAAGGTTCATTAACAGGTGCAGTAGTTACTTTCCAAGCCATTTGATTATATTTTAAAATGGAGGACTATATTTCAAGTCCTCCAGATTAGATCCCAATATAAGATTACAGATTCTTTAGGTGCTTGATTGCAGCCGTATTAAGCAACTTGCCATCATAACGAGCATACATTAAGAAACCAATTTCCATCTCATCCATGAAACGCTCACGCAATGGTACAAGCACATTGTTTGCAACAGCACGGATTATATACTTACTCCAATCTCCAAAGAAAATAATCTTCGCATCAGCAGCCTGTGCAGATGGTAAATCATTGTTCACAAAGAAATTGTAACCAAGCAATCTGTCTGGTGTACCTTCTCTCAATGATGGTTGGAATAATGGATTATTTGCAGTATCAAAGTTTAACTTCCTAACCGCGCTCAAAATCTGGTCATGCATCATAAATGCAGCAGATGGTGAGTTACGGTAAGCAATGTCAACTGAATGAACA